CAAAGCAACAGCTGCGCGCCCAGTAGTTAATACAAAAGCATTTGATGCTTCTGATTGGGCAAGATTAGATAAGCTGACAGCACCTATAACTTTAACAAACCCTTACGGTATTTATGAAGAAACTCCCAACTTAACAAAAGAACAGAGACAAGCAGCTCTAGCTAAAGCTATGACCGACCCTGTAAACGTAGCTAACAAAGCTGAGAGAGCTACTTGGACAGAACAAGAAAAAAGAATTGACGAACAAAATAACCGTTTAGAAAAATACGGAGTAACATCTACTGACTTAGGAAATAAGATATTAACAGATGATGAACTTCAAAAGGTTGAGGACATTTTATTTTACAAAGTAAACGATACTCAATTTCAGAATTTAAAAAATCTTCAGCAATCTAACCCTGCTGAGTTCTCTGCTATTTTTAATCAGTTAGATAACAGAAAACAATTAACTTATTTTTATAACGATTATAAGGCTGGTAATTTAAATAAAGATTCTTATTTACAAGCGGCTGCTGGTTTGTTACAGAGCCAAAATCCAAATAGTATTTATCTTATTGATCAGGGTGTTTTATACGAAGCTCCTAAAAACGTCAGTAAAAGTTTAAATTCTTACAGAGAAGTTAATCTTCTTGATCCCACAGTTAGCGGAGGTGTCAAAAAAGGCACAGACAGGACAGACCCGCTTTTGTTAGGTAACTTAGGAAGCAGTGTTGGTGGAGAGTCTTTAGACAAGCGTTCTAGTTGGGATAAAGTATTAAACAGCGCTCCCGCGTCAATGATTGCTAGTGTGTTCGGCCCTGCTGGACAAGCAGTTCTTGCAGCAGCTAAGGTAGCAAATGGACAGTCTTTAACAACAGCAGATTATATACAACTAGCAAGTGCTGGGTTAAAGTATCTAGGCACATTAGAAGGAGCTACACTAGCAGAAGCACAAAGCGCTGCTGACGCTGCAGTAGAAAGTGCAATTGCTGCTGGTACTATTACAACAGCAGCAGAAGCAGAGGCAATGTATAATTCTGTATTAGCCGCTACAGAAATGGCTCCAAGTGTTTTTGGCGTTACTTTTAAAGATTTATTAGGGCCTTTAGGAGAAGGAGCAGACGCAGGGATAGACACTAACCCAGTTGATATTTATGGAAACGCTGCGTCAACAGACGGTATTATTTATAATTTATTAGACAATAGTGTTAACTCAAGTATAGCTGATTTATTAACTGACACAACAGGCAGTATTTTTGACATAGTTAATGAAATAAAAGACAACATACAAACTGAAGACCCAACTGCTAAGGCCGCTGCTGACGCAAGAGCTGAAGCAGAAGCTCAAGCAAAAGCCAGAGCAGACGCTAAAGCCGCTGCAGACGCTAAAGCCGCTGCAGACGCTAAAGCTGCTGCAGATGCTAAAGCCGCAGCAGACGCTAAAGCTGCTGCTGATGCTAAAGCTGCTGCAGATGCTAAAGCTAAAGCAGACGCTAAAGCCGCTGCAGACGCTAAAGCTGCTGCAGATGCTAAAGCCGCAGCTGATGCTAAAGCTGCTGCAGATGCTAAAGCTAAAGCAGACGCTGAAGCCAAAGCAGCCGCCGATGCACAAGCTAAAGCCGCTGCAGACGCAAAAGCTGCCGCAGACGCTAAAGCCGCAGCTGACGCTAAAGCCGCTGCAGATGCCAAAGCTGCAGCAGACGCTAAAGCTAAAGCAGACGCTGAAGCCAAGGCTGCTGCAGACGCACAGGCTAAAGCTGCTGCAGAAGCTAAAGCCGCCGCAGATGCTAAAGCTAAAGCAGACGCAGACGCTAAAGCTGCGGCAAACGCGAAAGCTGCTGCAGCCGCTAAAGCTGCCCAAGAGAAAGCTGCTGCAGAAGCTAAAGCCGCTGCTGATGCCAAAGCTAAGGCAGACGCAGAAGCTAAGGCTGCTGCAGACGCACAGGCTAAGGCGGCTGCTGACGCAAAAGCCGCCGCAGATGCCAAAGCTGCAGCAGATGCCAAAGCTGCAGCAGATGCTAAAGCCGCTGCAGATGCAAAAGCTAAGGCAGACGCAGAAGCTAAAGCAGCCGCAGAAGCGCAAGCTAAAGCCGCTGCAGAAGCTAAAGCCGCAGCAGATGCTAAGGCTGCTGCAGACGCTAAAGCTGCTGCTGACGCAAAAGCCGCTGCTGATGCTAAGGCTGCTGCAGATGCTAAAGCTGCTGCAGAAGCTCAAGCAGCTCGTGACAAAGCTGCAGCAGATGCTCAAGCTGCACAAGAGAAAGCTGCTGCAGATGCTAAAGCCGCTGCAGATGCTAAAGCTAAAGCAGATAAGTTAGAACAAGAAGCAGCTGATCTTTCTACACTTGAAGCGGCTAAAGCAGCTCAAGCAAAAGCTGCAGCAGATGCTAAAGCTGCTGCAGACGCACAAGCTAAAGCAGACGCTGAAGCCAAGGCTGCTGCAGAAGCTCAAGCTAAAGCAGAACAAGAAGCTGAAACACAACGAATAGAACAAGAAGCAGCTAAAGCAGCGGCAGAGCAAGCAGCGGCTAACAAGGCGGCAGCAGAGAAAGCAGAGGCAGATAGAGCAGCAGCGCAGGCAGCAGCAGACAAAGCAGCAGCAGACGCTAAAGCAGCCGCTGACGCAGCTAAAGCAGAGAAGGACGCAGCAACAGCACTAGAACAAGAAAGACTAGCGAGAGAAGCACAGGCTGAAGCTGATCGTCAACAAGAAATTGCAAATAAAGCAGAGCAAGACAAGATAGTTGCTGAACAAGCTGAGGCTGATCGACTGGCTGAAGAAGCTAGATTAGCTCAAGAAGGAACCACAACTATTACTGATCCTGCGTCAGGTGATGAAACAATAGTTACTGGCACAACTCCTGATATGCCTCCTAGTGAACAGCCAGATGTAACGCCTATCTATGACCAAGAGCCTATTGTGTACGAACCTCCTGCAGACGCTGGCGGTGGTGCTGGCGGTGGTGATGGTGCTGGCGGTGGTGAAACTGGCGCAGGTTCTTCAGGCACTGGAATACCAGAAGAAGGCTCAGGTATACCCAGCACTTCAGGTTCTGGTGGTCTTGCTCAGGAAGAAGGATACGATCCTGATCTGACAGACACAATGAGCGTACCTAATCCTGATTTTGATCCAGAATCTAGGGATGTTTTCATACAAAGACAAATCTATGACATGATTCTAAACGAAACAGACCCTGTTCTTAAGGAGCGTTTAGAGCAAGAATACAAAAGGATGGGTGGAAACCACCTAGAAGAAGTTAGAGCTGGTGTACCTAAAGAAGAGGTATACGCTGATTATCCTCCTGAGTACATAGAAGTTCCTTACGAAGAACCTACGTTAGATGCAGAAACTTTTGAGGCTCGTTATCCTGATGGTTGGTTAGGCGGTTCTTTTGATACTCTAGATGCTAACAAAGATGGTGTTGTCTCTGAAACTGAGCTGTATGACTATGAGCATAACATGGGAAGTGGCCAAGGAGGAGAACCTTCTGACATTGTTAAAGCAATCTTAGACGCTTTAAGATCAGAAGTGGACACCCCTGATCCCTCTACAGGTCTTCCTACAGATACTACAGTAGAAGTAGGTACGGCTGCTGGCTCTACTGATCCTGCTGTAGGCACAGGACAAGACCCTTCTACTGATCTTTCTACAGGCATTCCTTCTGATACCACGTCTACTAGTGGCACTACAGGCGCTGGAGGCGGTGGTGTAGGTACTGATGTAGGAGGAGGCGCTGGTGGCGGCACTACAGGCGGTGGCGCAGGTTCTGGAGAAGCAGAGACAGGCGCAGGAGCAGGCGCAGGAACTGGTACAGGCACTGGCACTGGTGAAGGGACTGGTGGAGGTACAGGAACTGGTGAAGGCACTGGTGAAGGAACTGGTGAAGGAGAAGACACAGGCACAGGTACAGGTATTGCAGGCGTAGGCGGTATGCTATCTCCTACACGCACAACAGACTTGTTATTTGCTGATTTGTTTAAATCTAATGTCAAGATAGGAAGCAACCAAGAAATAGCACCCTATGTTCAACTACAACAGCCATCAATAAACAATCCTTATTCTCAAGGTATGTTGACAAATCAAGACACAACAAAGAGGTTCTACTCATAATGACATATCTACAGTTAGTAAATAGTGTTCTACGCAGACTCCGTGAGAACGAAGTAGACTCTGTTAATCAAAATAACTATTCAAAACTTATTGGGGAGTTTGTCAACGATGCTAAACGAACCGTAGAAGATGCTTGGGACTGGACAGCACTGCGTACAACGCTAACAGTGTCTACAGTAGCTAATGTTTATAACTACACGCTAGTTGACTCACAAGACCGCATCAAGGTGTTGGACGTTATTAACGACTCTTCTAACTGGTTTATGGAGTATCGTCCATCAACGTGGATGAACAATGCCTTCCTCGTCCAAGCTAACATACCCTACGCAGCTCCTAAGTACTACAGCTGGAACGGTATTGATAGTAATGGCGATAGCGGTGTAGACCTCTACCCAGCCCCTGACGGTGCTTATCAGCTACGCTTTAACGTGGTGCTGCGTACAGCAGACATGACAGAAAACACTGACACAATGTCAATACCTTCGTCACCAGTGATTCAGATAGCAACAGCGTTAGGCGCTAGAGAACGTGGTGAGACTGGTGGAACAAGCTCAGCAGAGTTGTTTGCTTTAGCTGATCGTACCTTGTCAGACGCTATTGCCTTAGACGCTGCTAGACATCCTGAAGAGACTATCTGGACGACTGTATAATGGCTCAACAACTACAGAACATTACAATCTCAGCCCCAGGATTTTTTGGTTTAAACACCCAAGACTCTCCTATTGGTTTAGACCCTTCGTTTGCCGCTGTAGCTGACAACTGTGTTATTGATCAGCTAGGACGTATCGGAGCTAGGAAGGGCTATCAGTACTCAACAACCAACGGAGCTTCTTTGCTGGGCAGCAGCAGAGGAATAGAGACGCTGCATCAGTTTATTGACTATAGTGGCGATAGAAGGTTGCTATCAGCAGGTAATTTAAAAGTATTTGTTGGTGATACTACGTTGGTTGATTACACGCCAGCAGGTTATATAGCAACAGCAAACAATTGGAAGTGCGTCACACTGGCTAACCATGTATATATGGTACAGAGTGGACACGAGCCGTTGATAGGCACTAATGAAGCTGCTCCGTTTACACTAGAGCGTATAAGCACACACTCGCATAGCACAGGAACTATGCCGCAAGGCAACGAAGCTCTAGCCGCTTTTGGACGCTTGTGGGTAGCTGATGTAGTAGGTAACAAGCACACTGTTTACTGGAGTGATTTACTAGACGGTGCACATTGGACAGGAGGCTCTTCAGGCAGCTTAGACTTAACTAACGTATGGCCAGAAGGCTTTGACGAGATAGTGGCACTAGCGGCTCACAATGGCTTTCTAATCATCTTTGGTAAGAAGTCTATACTTACCTATAGCGGTGCTAAGTCTCCAAGCACTATGACGCTTGCAGACACCGTAGCAGGCGTTGGTTGTGTTTCTCGTGATTCTGTACAGCACACTGGGACAGACCTTATATTTTTATCTAATACAGGTGTGCGTACGCTGGGAAGGACTATTCAAGAGAAGTCTTTGCCAATGAGAGACATCAGCAAGAATGTTCGGAATGACTTGGTTAGTTTGATTCAACAGCAGAACAATCCTATCAAATCTTTATACAGCCAAGAAGAAGCTTTTTACTTGCTTTCTTTTCCAGATAGTGGTATAATATATTGTTTTGACATGCGTGTCCCGCTAGAGAATGATTCACATAGGGTTACAACATGGTCTGGGATGGGTGTTAACGTCTTTGCTCGTTGTGACGATGGCACTATTCACATGGGAGTGTCTGACGGCATTGTAGAATATAGTGGTTACTTAGACGATACAGAACAGTATCAGCTACGTTATTTCAGTAACCCACTTGACTTCCAAAGCCCAGCTAACTTGAAGTTTTTGAAGAAGTTTAACTTAACTATTATTGGTGGACAGTCTACGCCTACAACGCTCAACTGGGGCTATGATTACACATCTGATTATACAAAGCAACCTTTTATTTTTGGTTCTACTAATTTAGCTGAGTATGGCATTAGCGAGTATAACACAACTGCTGAGTATTCTGCTGCTGTTGTTATTAACACACCAAAAGTAAACGCTAGTGGTAACGGCTCTGTTGTAACAGTAGGTATCGAAGCTCAGATTAACAACTCTGCTTTCTCAATTCAAAAGATCGACATACACGCTCTACTAGGGAGACTTATCTAATGTCTAATTATACTAAGACAACTAACTTTGCAACTAAGGACTCCCTCAGTTCTGGCGATCCCGCTAAGATTGTTAAGGGTACTGAAATCAACACTGAGTTTGACAACATTGCTACTGCTGTCAATTCTAAATCTAATAAAGCTGATCCTACCTTTACAGGAACAATGACAGCCGTCACCGTCAATGTGTCAGGTACGCTAACGGCTGGCACTATTACTGGAGGTACATTCTAATGGCGAATGAGATAATGGATTTTTTAACAGGCAATCAAGATACTATTACAGGTGCTCTCGGTGGTCTTGGTAGTTATTATTTAAGTCAAGAAAACATTAAGGGTGCTCAAGCCTCTGGAGAACAAGCCAGAATGCTGTCTGAGCAAGCGGGGCAGCAAGCCAGAGATTACTCTACATTTAAACCATACACTGTTACAAGTGGTTTAGCTAACGTAGGCACTACTGCTGAAGGTGGCTTTGGTGTTAATCTTTCTCCTCAGCAGCAAGCGTTTCAGAATCAATTGATGGGACAGGCTCAGAACTTGTTTGGTCAAGTTGGTCAAGACCCTGCCGCACAACAAGCAGCTATCTATGAGCAGATCAGAGCTACGCAGATGCCAGAGGAAGAACGTCAGCGTTTGGCAATGCAGGAGAACTTGTTTGCTAGTGGTCGTGGTGGTCTACAGACTGCTCAGTACGGTGGCTCACCAGAGCAGTTTGCGTATGAGAAGGCACGTCAAGAGGCTATGGCTGGTGCGTCTCTGGCGGCTCGTCAGCAGGCTATGGCAGAACAACAGCAGGCTCTAGCAGGCGCTACAGGCTTATTAGGCGCTGGTTATCAACCACAGCAGCAAGCACTGTCGCTACTGGAAGCAAGTCAAGTCCCTGCTGGCTACACAGCCGCTGGACAGCGTACTGGCGCAGAGCTTGGTGCTCAACTGTCTGGTAGAGGTATTGAAGGATATATTCAAGGACAAGACTTAGGCAACCGTCTGCAGCTACAACAGCAACAAGGACTAATGAATTTATTATTAGGTCAACAAACAAGTCCTCTTGATCAAGCTAAGATTGCTCAGATTTATGCAGCTATTGGTAAAGACAATCCTTCAGCTTCTGGTGGTTTATTGGGCAGCATTTTGAATAGCTGGCTAGGCGATAAAAAAGAAGAGCCTACAGCAACTCCAACACCTACTCCTACAGGAGCTTAATAATGGCTAATATTGATTACGCAGGTTTGCTCACAGGCATCAGTGGACAGAACCAACAAATAGACCCTTTCTCTTTGCCCACGGCAGCACAGCAACGCATGGCTTTTGGAGCACAGCAGGTGCAAGGAATGCAACGTGCTGGTGAAGGTTTGTTTGGTATGCCGTCACAGCAAAACCCTGTAGACATGGCTAAGACTGAGTTGCTTAAACTTGATAGGAACGATCCAGAATATCAACAGAAGTTTATTAAGTTGTTGGGCATTGCTGATCCTGAGAAGGCTGCGGAGTTAGTAAAGGAAAAGAAAGTACAAGACTTCTCTGCTGGTCAGCAAAAAGCATTGGTTAAATACCTAGAAGCAAATTACCCTTCTTTTGCAGATGCAGCAAAGGGAGACACTCCACTAATTACAGCAGCTAACTGGAAAGATTTTAAAGAAAAAGCAGGAAGCACTAAAAATCAATTTGGTGGTACTAAGCTGGTCAAAGACGAAAACGAAAACCTATATTACGTTACTCAATCTCTTGATCCTACTGAAGATGGAAACGCAGCAAAAACCGTGTATTCTCCTGTAACTCCTAACGCCCCATCACAGCCTTCTGGTGCTGTTACTGTTGTTGGAGATTCTGGAGAAACTCCAGCAGAACGTAAGGCAAGAGAAATCTCCACATCAACTGGTAAAATTGTAGGGAAAGGTTTTGCCCAAATACAGGCAGACGCTGCTGAAACATTCTCTGAAACACAAGAGGCAATATACACCGCAGACAGGCTGATTGATATTCAAAATCAAATAGACACTGGTGGTTTTCAACCTGTGTTTGCTAAAGCAATTACTGACTTCCTTGGCACAACGGCTGGCGATGTTGGTGAGTTTGAGTATTTGGTCAAGAATAAGATGATTCAAAAATTAAGAGCTTTTGGAGCTAACCCAACAGAAGGAGAGCGTAAAGCTGCTGACGAGTTGGTAGAATCTTTAAAGAAATCTAAAAAAGTTAACTTAGCTCAGCTACAGTCTTATAAAAAGGAAATGGAAAGAAAAGCAGCAAGACAAGAGTTTTTGCTACAAGACGACATTACTAAGAAAGATTATAAAGACTTTGTAGATGCGCAGTATGCCAATGCAGAACCTACAGAAAATGTTGTTATCTGGGGAGCAAGAGACTAATGAGCAATGTAACTTATGTATTACCTAGTGGTTTAAAAGTTACGCTGTCTGGTGTGCCAGAGAACGTCACAGACTCTGAAATCCAAGACGAGCTTATAGCGCAGGGCAAGGCTAGTCTTTCAGACTTCCAGAAACCCCAAACAGCGCCAGTGCAAGAGTCGTCAATGCTGGAGAGTGTTGGAGGATTTTTAAAAAGCAACATGGAGATTCCTGTAGGGCTTGCTGGTAGCTTTGCTGGCATGGCCGCTGGCGCTCCTTTAGGGCCAGTAGGTATGGTTGTTGGAGGTATTATTGGAGGCGCTTCTGGCTCTGCTGGTGGTTCTCTAATGTCTGATGTGTTTGAAGGAGAAGAATTAGATTTTGCAGACGCTACTAATGAATTTCTTATGTCTGCTGGTTTTGACGTAGCTACTCTTGGCTTAGGTAAGGTGCTAAAACCTAGCTATTTTGCAGCTAAAGCAGCTCTTGGCTTCACGCCTAAAGAAGTAGCTGAGGATTTAATTAAGACAGCTAGACAAGGAACAGATGCAGGAAGTTTAGAATCGTTGAGGGCTTCTCAAAACATTCTACAGCAAAAAGGAGCTAGTCTTACTCGTTTCCAAACAGGGCAGGCAACAGCCTTGGACGTTTTAAGCGAACGCTTTGCAAATGCTGGTTTGTTATCAGGACAGGCAACAGCGGAAAATGCTGTCAAAGTAAACCAAGCAGTTAAAGATTCTTTAAACGACATTGCTAACAAAGTTGATTATAGCTTGGGGGACTCTCCAGATAAGCTAGGCGAAGCTATGTTTGATATTATTAGCGCTGGCAGAAAAGCTCTTAGTGATAACTACGGAGCTGGTTTAGATACTATTACAGCTTCTGTCAAAAATAACAGGGTTAACACTACTGATCTGAAAAAACAACTATCTAAGTTTTTACAAGACAACAGTGAAGTAACTACAGGAACTGTTTTAAAGAACGGCGTAGAAGTTCAGGCAAAGAAAAGAATTTCTATGCTCGACCCAGACACTGTTAATTATGTAAACCAATTACTGAAAGGGCCGCTAGAGCTTGGAAACATGTCTGCTGACGCGCTTTTAAAATTAGACAAGCAAATCTCTACTCAGATTCGTAACTTTGGCGACATCAACTCAAAGAACTACAATACTGTAGCAGATAGAGAGCTTGGAGAACTCACTGATATTTTAAAAGACTCATTTATTAATATTTTAAAACAAGCAGACCCTAAAGCAGCTAACGAATATGCTGCCCTGAAAAGCGCTTACAAAGAAGGAAGAACTGGTTTACTTCCAGACATTAATAAGAATTTTATAAAGAGTGCTGAAAAAACCAATTACGATCAGTTAGGTAAGATGTTAGTTGATCAAACCAATGTAAGCAAGATAAACAACTTTATGAAAAGTATTGATAATGCCTACGCTCAAATAGCCAAGAGTGGCGAAGGAGTTGCTGACATAGGATATGCTACGGCAGCAGACGCTCGTCAGGCCGTAAAGCAGTCTTTTCTTAAAAACTTAATGCCTAATCTACAGCAAGAAGCGTTTAACATAGAAGACTACGCAAGACTAGCGTCTCAGTTCTCTAAGCCAGCACAAGCTGCTCGTTTAAAGGCTATTGTGGGAGAGGACTACAATCAAGTTAAGCAGCTTTTTAACTTAATGTCAGAAGCTTCTAAGAAGCCAGAAAGCAACTTTGGAACTCTGATGCTACGCGCCAAGGAATATGGTGCAGTCTCTACAGGGGCTAGTTTCTTGGCAGGAGCTGGTGTCTATGCGGGAGGGCCAGTAGCAGTCCTGAGTGCGGCTACTATTTTAACTGCTCCTGTAGTACTGGCAAAGATGTCTCACAACCCCAAGGCTGTAAACAAATTGCTTGCTTTTGAGAAGACTAAGTTTAAGAGTGACGCTTTGAGGGAGAAAGCTGCTACGTTTCTTGTAAGTGATTTTATAGATAATTTAAGCACAGAAGAACAAGCAGAAGTCAGGAATTATTTTAGAGGAGAGTAATAAAAAAGCCCTATAGAACACTCTATAGGGCTTTTGTTTCATACAATGTACAATGTTAATTATAAGCTACACTATCTCACAAGCTCCACCAACACACGCTAACTCTTGAGACCCTGTTGTATTATCTTCTTCTTCAAAGTACTTCAGGTCTTCCCAGTCAATATCTACAGGCATAGCCGCTAGTAGTTCCTTGTACTTCTCAGCAGTGATGTCTTCATACGGAGCTTGCTGATAAATATGATCACTCACTGGCAACAAGCTAATACCACTACAGATGTCAAAGTTCTCCCATATCCACTGAGCTACTTGCAAGAACTCGCTGTCCGTATAGTACACAGTAATACTTGGCTTATGTTCACACCAGAAGTTCTGATAGTCCTTCCATAGCTGTAGCTGCTGCATAGCGCCTACTTGCTTAACTGTTGTGCCACCCTTCGGTGCTTTAACAGGGAAGCCAAACACTAGAGACGCTTCACTCATTACATCTTGTTCTACTGGGAAACCTTTTGCTGACATAAACGCTGCAAGTGGGTCTTTCTTGTCTGAACGTACCCTGCGAATGTAATACTCAGAAAAGCGAGGGTGAATGCCAGAAGCAGAATCGACAAGCTGAGAAACAGTACCGCTTGGCTTAACGCATGTAATAGCCGCAGACTGATTGATGCCAAGTTTAACAGCCCACTTCTTGTTAGTTGCCACAGCCACATCTCGTATCTCCTCCAACCACTTAGACAAGTCTGGAGAGCTTTTACCTAATAGATAATGATCCATAATACCTGTCATGCTAACGCCCAGCAGAGCTTCTTCTTCTGTGTTCTTCTTCCAGCAGCTACGCAGGTAACGGAAGTCTGTCAGAGTGGCTTGTAACGTGCCTATGATCGCTGCTACTTCTGCCTTAGCCTTCAGTGTGTCCAGCGTGTCTTCTGCGCGTACAACGATCTCTGAGAGGTTACAGAACTGGTTAGAGCGCAGGATGATCTCAGAGCATGGGTTAGTGCCAAAGTCTTGATCAGCGTCTCTGCGTCCGTTACGGGCTGCAATGTTCTTAGCTGCTACACGGCTGAAGATACCACGCTCACCTGCTCTGCTTTCGTACATGCTCTGCATCTCTGACAAGAACGATTCAAAGTCTGGCTTCTCTGTGTAGGCTACAGAGTTGTTAGCAAGCCTACGCTGCCCTTCTGTGTCCCACCAGTTGCCATATTTAGCTTTCGCCATACGCGGGTCTGACAAGTTAGACAAGCTAATCAATGCTGATCTACGCACACCGCCGACCACTACAATGTCCGCTATTTTACAGCAGATGTCATGGCACTCGATGCTCGTGAGCTTACGTCCTGCAGACTTCTGGAACACACCAACACAGAAATTGAACAGATCAATCAACGGATCAGGGCCGCTTGCACGACCGCCAAAAGTCTTCAGTCGAGCGCCAGCAGGTCTAATCTTGTGCATGTCCCACTTAGGGATTTTACCAGCATACAACAGACTGATTAGTTCACGAAACGCTGAAGCCCAGCCAATCTTGCTGTCGCTTACGACAATGACGCTGTCCGTTGGGTGGAATGTCTCAGCCACTACAGGGAGCTTGTTAATGAAGTTACGCTCTACGCTGAAGCCTACTCCTGTGCCACACATGAGAACGTACATAAGCTCGTCAAAGCTACGCGGTGAGTCAATATGTAAATAACTACAATTGAAGCCTGCTACGTTGTCCTTAGCCAGTGCTGGCCCTGCTGTCATCATACAGCGCATAGACGGCATAACATCTAAGTTGTGGATAGCGTTAAAAAGCTTTAGTGCTGTCTTGTCATCTAGCTGACCACGATCAACCCAGAAGTTTACATAGCGGTTGACTGTTTCGTCCCAGCGTTCACGGCGTTTCTCTTCTGGCATCCAACGTGCGTAGCGACTCTTGTGTATAAACTGTTGGTACTGATCCATTATTTATTCTCCTCTACAACCATCTTTGTTAACTTGTTTAAGTACCAACCAGCTTTCTTTAAGTCTTCTACCTGCTTGCCTTTGTAGTCATAGCGCCACAGGTACTTCATGCAGTTGCCTTTGAGATAGCCTTTGAATGCAACACTGGACATGGACTCCTCTATTGCATCAATACACTCTATGTTGCCTGTGTTGTAATGGTCAGGGTTGTTGACTACATCTTCTTCTTCCTCTTCCCTAGCAATTATTTCCTCTAGCGACTCGTCTACCCAACGCTCTTCCTCTGCTTCTGCTGCGTAGCTATTTAGTGCGTTTGTTAGTGGATTGTTCTCAATAGGTGAATGCTTCTTACGCAGTGCGTCCCACATTTCTGGTGTTGCTGAGTTAATGCTCATCTTCAAAATCCTCTACTAATTCATAAAAATTATCGTTTATTCTATCTGAAAAAGCTGCAACTATTTCCTTAGATGTTAGCTCCAGTATCTCTACTAACGTAATCTCGTCCAACTGTTCCATTCTATCTAGCAGCTCATAATAAGTCAATGACATTGCTAATCTCCGTAGCGTTGTTGCAGATAGTTTATACTAACTGGTAACTCGTCACAACCTCCGTTGGCTACTTCATTCAACATCCAGATACCTGCCCAGCTTCCGTTGGTCTGTGGTGTCAAGTAGTCTTCGTCGTGTCTATAGTAGATGCCAGCAAACAAACCAAGCATGTTAGTGCCATCTGCTTTGCGTCCGTAGGCTATGTCTCTGTCTTGGACGTGTCCCATAACACAGCTCATGTACTTCTTAGTTAACATCAGCTTGGCACTGCTGACAGGTCTGCCCATGACACCGCTGGTGAAGTAGTGGCAATAGGCTATGCCGTCAATAACCACTGGCTGTAGAAACGGTATAACTTCCCAGCCCATCTCTTCAAGCTTCAAGTCTTCAAACTTCAGCAGACCGTCTAACTTTGGGTCAGACTCTACAGCGCGTGTGATGCGGTTCTCGTGGTTGCCTAGTGTAAACACCATACGAGGGTTCCACTGCTTCCACTTGTTATGCTTCAGACGTGCCTGCTCAGTTCGTATAGGCTCTAAAAAGGCTTCCATGCCTGCTATACCTGCTTCGATGTCTTTGATGTAACGTCTACCTTCAAAGCTTTTCTTGCCTACGTCATAGCTGCTGAGGCTAGGCATGTCCCAATGATCGCCAATGTGAATAATAACTTCTGGCTTCTTCTCTGCTGCGTACTGACCAGCCCAGCGAAGATGATCGACAGACTGGTCTGGCTTTACTTGTGTGTCTGGTATCACTAAGTGTTTAGTCATTGTATATACCTTCTGCTAAATACCAAGTGACGCACGTTCTATTACATGAAGTACAAAGACGAGGCTCACCTTGTTTAGCAAGACCTAGGTTTTTTAAGTCAGGAAGTCTTCTGCTAAAACGTGCGCGTTCTTCGTGTTTGTCCCCACCTACCAGAGCAGCTAACTCTCTGCTTGTGAGTCCTTCGTTCTGTGACAGCACATTATATACAAAAGAGCGCTGTGTATCTAAAGCGCCAGACTCTAACAGCTCACGTGCCGCTAGTCTGCTAGTAACTGGGTCTGAGTTTCTTGATAGCATGTCTAATTGTTGCATTTCTTTTTCCTTCTTAGTCGTTCTGCCGCTGTTTTGTCAGCATGGCATTTGTAACACAGCACTTGATAACCATCTATCTCTAAGAACATCCTGTTGATGTAAGTGTTCCAGTCAACAAAGCCTACTACTGGATCAACTACAGGGTTTATATGGTCTACTGCTGCATTGTTTCGTTTGCGCTTATTTCCTTCAAGTGGTGGCAATGTAGCTGGCCCTAGCTTGGCGCAAGAGGCGCATTTGTACACACCTCTGCTGACCCAAGCCTTCTTCTTAGCATCGTGCTTAACGCCCCACTTACCATGAGCGCCGCGCAAGGCTGAGATTATGAAGGATTTAAAACGCGCGTCTGTCCATCTTCCGTTATTGACTGTTTTCAAGTTGTTTCCTTTTTTTGTATTCGCACCACCCGTTTATATCTTCAAAACAACCTTTTATGCTTAAATCTTTAGGCTTCCTCCATTTTTGATGGGCGCGATGTCTTGGAGCCCATTTAAAAGTATAAGGAGAGATAAAAAAATAATCTCCTTTGTGGTGAAAACAAAGCTGCCCATTGCCGTATGGATACACTTTACTTTTTCCTAGACTGTTTAAAGTGTTTATAGCATCCTGTATGATTACGGGGTCTGCGTCTGTTGTGTTGTGTATTATGTACTCGCCTACTCTATTAGTCATTTTTAAACTCCCATATTTGGCCTTCGTAGCGTCGCAGCCACAACAGTCTGCCGTTCTCTAGGACACGTTCTTCACTGCCTAGCATCTCTACACACTTGTCGTAGTAGTCCTTCTCTGTCTTGCAGTCCTCTAGCAGCTTCGCTGACTTCTTCTCTCCAATGCCGTAGATGCCTATGATGTTATCAATGCGGTCACCCATCAGTATTTGACGATAGAAAAAGTTTAAGCCTTCTTCTTTGGTTACATAGTATTTACTGCGTTTTACAAAGTTGTAATGCCAGCCTTCTATTTGGTCGAAGTCCTTGTCTAATGACACCATGATGGCTTTGTCGCCATACTTGGTAGCAGCTATAGCAATAGCATCGTCTGCTTCTTCGCCTTCAGTTACTACAGCAGCCCACTTAGCAATCATGTGGTCTCGTAGCGCCTGTACATGCACTGGCTTCTCTTTGTCTTTTCTGTTTGCTTTGTACTCTGCTGTGACAGCGTACTCTTTCCTGAAGTTGCCTCTACCAGTTAGATAGAGGACGTATTCAGAGTCTTCTTCGTCAGCTCCTAAATGTAGGGTTAGTAAGTCGATGATAAAGCCGTCAAGAGTTCTGACGGCTGTGCTTTCATCTTCTGAGTTACATGACC